CAAAAGATCCGGGAGTGCTCTCTATAGTTCTTTCAGCTAGTAGGTCTGCTGCTATTCCTGATACAGTGAAAGTACCTGGTAAAGCTTCTACTGCTCTATTCGCCAGTAACTCTGCTGCCGTACCAGTTAGTAGGAACTCGCCGGGAGTTATGCCCCATATTTGATTATATTGCAGCGCAACTACCGTACCAGTTAGTAGGAACTCGCCAGATTCGGCTTGCATGGCTCCTTCTGATTTAAATTCAACTGATTTACCTGTTAATATAAACTCCCCAGATTCCCCTAGTAGCGTTCTGGTTATGTCTAGAGCTGCTGCTACACCCGTTAGTAGGAACTCACCTGGGGTTGTGTCCCATATTTGGTTATATTGCAGCGCAGCGGCAGCACCCGTTAGCAGGAATTCGCCTGGAAATCCTGGTAGAGTATCTACGGATTGATACAGTAACTCTGCTGCTATACCTGTGAGTTCAAATGACCCAGCTGTACCTTCTATAGTTCTTTCAGCTAATAGATCTGCTGCTACACCTGTAAGATTGAAAGTACCCGGTTCGGCCTCGAAGATTTGGTTATATTGTAGTGCAGCTGCCGTACCAGTTAGTAGGAACTCACCTGGAACTCCTGGTAGAATATCTACGGATTGATACAGTAATTCTGCTGCTATACCTGTAAGATTGAAAGCACCAGACTCAACCGTAAAGAGTTTAGCTATAGCAAAGGCGGCATCTTGTCCTGTTAAAGAGAAGATTCCAGGCTCGGCATCGAATACTTGGTTATATTGCAGCGCAGCTGCCACACCCGTTAAAGAGAAGATTCCAGGCTCAGCATCGAAGATTTGATTATATTGCAGCGCAGCTGCCACACCCGTTAGAGAGAAGATTCCAGGCTCGGCACTTAATTCTTTAGCAGGTTTTAGAGCTGCAGCTATTCCTGTAAGTGCGAACGGCCCGGGTAGAGCTTCTATAGTTCTTTCAGCTAATAGGTCTGCTGTTATCCCTGTGAGTACGAATGATCCAGGTTCTACCTCTAGGGGGTCATTGCCTGTACTAGGTATATGCAGGATTGTGGTGAGCATTCCTGCTACATCAATATCTTGACCGCCATCAACCCTGAAGCCGATTGCAGCAGTGTCAGTGGTTGTAGGTACGGTACTGGCTATCTCTGTGGTTGCCACATAATTAGTTAGAGCAGTAGTTAGTGCGAAGATATGACTTACTGTGCCTTTATTATCATTACCAATCAGGCCAGCATGTGTAGTTCCGCCGCCGCCACCACGCGACAGGTTCCAAATGCCTTTAGAGGCTATTATATCCCCCGTAATGTTGGCGTCTCCGCTAGGTCCGGAAGTTCCCGCGCCATTAGTATAAATATACCCCGACATGAGAGAATCATTATAAGAGCATTGAATCGTAGTAGCAAAGGGCGTTGTCTGTACCAAGTTCCAAGTTCCAACACTTAGAGGATTACCAGAATCAGGAATATTAGAGAGTTTAGCCGAGCGATACCCAAAAACTTCAACAGGCCCTAACCGATCTGCAGAGGAGTATGCACCGGACATGAAATAGATGTCATCAAACCACAAATCGCAACTCCCACTACTTCCGAATTCGAGTACTGGTGTTCCGGTGATTGCGTTGAAGTCTCTTGCTGAAGTTGTACCTATTGAAACGCCATCAATGAATAATTCAGCCTCACCAGAATCAACCCTGTCAACATATACCTCGACATGGTACTCTGTATTAAAAGCCCATTTTATAGTGGACGTGATTCTAGTGACACCGGTTGAATCTTTAAGGTAGAAAGGGGCTACACCTTCACCACTCGCATCACTTACAAAAGCCCAATCATGATTGGCTCCATCAGTAAGTTCCGCGATGTGCGTTGGCCCCATAGTGCCACTGGAGCCGGTTCGAAACCAAAAGCCAATAATAGACTTTGTTCCAGCACTACTCACTGATTCAAAAGGGTTTAGAAAAATACGATCATTCAAAGAAGGCGACCAATAGCTATAGCTACCAGACTTTTTATATGTAGAGTCAGCAATTGGTAAACCTGTAAAACTGGATAATTCCTCAAGCCCCCCAGTCTCTGCGCCCCAGAAGTCGTTGATGGTTGCTTTAGAAGTTACTTCAATTTCTACTTTATATACCCTACTCTCACCTCCCCCAGAAATAGTCGAAACATTAAGGGCAGCAACCTTAGCCCAAGTCCAGCCACCTGAAGGCTCGGATAAATCCTCCCAAGAAGACCAATCTGCTACTGTTGCGTGAAAGAGAAAACTAGCTAATTGAGCTACACCATCTCTAATAGCTAGGTACATATTAGGGGTCTCATCTTGTGAGAATACTCTGCCCCTAATAGAGATAATATCCTTACCAGCAGTTGGGGCATTAGTCCCTATTAAATTCAGTGAAAAATCTTCATTCGAAGCATAAGCATACGTAGTAATAGACCCATCTGCTGCATTTGCTCCATTGAAAAAATCACCTGAAGAATAGAAGTCAAAGTAATATGTGGTTACGTCTTTAAAAGCCATTACCGCGCCCTCGTCAACGTGAAGTTTAGACGGTCAGTAAATGTCACGTCAGATATAATAATAGGTCTAGCGACCAGATCGCCCCCGTCCCAGAAGAACTCTGGACGAGCGGGGTCGCTGCCGTTTGGACCGGCAGGGTCATCAATTAATGAGGGGTCGTCTAAAGGTATGCGAATGTCTATTAGATCTTGTGCACGCGCCGTGAACATATCTAATCTATTCTGATTCCAAGAATTTCCCGGGATATCAGCATAGATAGCTTCAAAGAAGCCATCCTTGCCTACACCGTTGAAGCGTATTCCTATTTCTTCAGGAGGATCGGACTCATCGTATAGTCTAACTACAGACTGGATTGGCATCGGTATTCACCGACTTAAGCTAATGTTAGCAGAGAACCGTCTGTACCGCCGTTAGAATCAAAGTCTACAACAAGACTTTCGCCGTCTGCTAATACTAAATCAGATAGATAGTCATACCAACCTACTAAAGCATCAGTTGTTGTAGTAGAACTGGAATTATAAATTACTACATAGCGGAACCCTGCTACAGGACCCCCAGAAGCAGTAATAGTATAATCGTCTAATACAAGATCATATGTGCCTGTTGCTTGACCACTACTACTAGTTGTTAAAGTTGGATTGACCGCACCCATATTAGCATATGAGATCTCTGTTAACTGAGACTTAGCAGCCTCTGCGGTTAACGGAGGATTGGCCGCATTAGTTAAAGCAAGTTTAAACGTAGCTGTGCCAAAGTTGTGGTGTCCGTGTGCTAACCCTTCTACGAAGGGTTGAAATTTACTGAATGCTGCCATTAGTGTTTCTCCTTAATGGATCTGTGGAAGAGCGGGTAAAACATTCTCTGCCTTACCCGCTTTCCCTATTTTTAGCTCGCTATGCTAAATTATACTGCTGAATATGTGATAGTCAGCTCATCTGCAGAAGAGATACACTCACCAAGAGCGGTAAAGTTAGTTTCTAATGCGATAACATCGTCAATAGAGTGAGTTGGAATCTCAATATGACAGTGAGGCATAGTCCAATCCATAGTTGGTGCGCCAGACGAAGCAGTTGCTCCACCTAGTGAAAAGACTAACTTAAAGTCATGAGTTACAACTGTTCTTAAACCAGCCATGTCAGTCCAGAATCCTGAAGAGTCATTTTGTAGCGCGTTATTAGGATCTTTAACTAAGTAATTAGTAAAGCTTCCTGAAATAGAACGTGCTCCAGTAACGTGACCAATTGGAATATTAACAATCCCAAGTTCTTCTGGAGTTAAGTAAGTAAGGTTATTACTTAGTGTAATAGACCCACCAGTTAGCGTAAGATCATAAGAATCAGCCATTAAAGCTTCTTGACCTGCTGTATATCCACCAACCTGTAATTCAACCACTAACTCAGCTGCTGGATCTGTGGCATAACCAGAACCTGGAGTAGTAATAGTAGGGTTAGAAATAACTCCTAAGATAACATCATATGCAATTACTGCATCTACGGTACCACCACCATTAGTAGCATTAAGAGTAACCGTTTGGCCTAAACCATCTGGATAACCTTGTCCACCATCTGTTACAGCTACTGCTGTCACAACACCGCCTGTAAAGTCTACATTTAAGTCAGTATTCTTACGAGGCACTACGGATAGTGAAGTAATACGCTGACGAATGAAGTTATTGGTTGCAGTTACTGCTTCATTAATGGTCGCTACCTTAATGGTAGGCTCATCAACAATTTCTGCGCCGAAACCGGCCCAATCTAGCTGAGCAATACCGTCAATATCAAAATTAACAGTTACTTCATTAACTGCGGCTTCAGTAATCTTATAAGTAAGCCCTTCTTCTTCAAGAATGAAGTAGATTGCAGAAACACCAAGTTCGGAGGTATTAGAGGTTTCAAAATCAATTGTAGTCTCTGTAAGACCTAAAGTGAAATATTCATTACCACTTCCATCTTCCCAACCGAAACCATTTCTTACAGCTTTACCAGCTGCTAGTGCCCAGAGTACTTCTTCAACTGCGTGAATATTTGCAGTATCGTCCGCATCTGGCGCTCCGCCAGCGGCTGACTTGTATGGGCGTGTGTAAGTTGTGAAAGACCACTCAGCAGGTGCCAGAGAATCATTAAACATACGTTTACCACGGCGGCTAACCCCGGTTGTGCTCTCCATTTCTGCCAGTACGATCTCACTAGAGTTATTTGCTTGCGCGAAGCTGAAGCCGTCCAGTACTGGAATCTCCCAAATGTCCGCGCCAATCTCGATTAGGACTTTTACGTCTCTAGCGAAATATAGTTTGCTGTCGCATATTGCCATAGTTTATCTCCTATGTATAGTCTTGAAAAGACGTGGGCGTGAACTTTTGTTCGTGCCAGTATTTTCTTAGTATCGAACCTCGGTTATGATCTCTCCCACACCAGTTGGTTCTAGTACACCTTCATCAGTATCTATCTGAATGATGGTAATTTGTTGTGTAAATTGTGCATTACCTTGGTTATCAATATAATTTATTGAAGAGTTTTCTTCTAAAATAGTCTCTACATCTTCTAATAACTTGTCTAATGCGTCTACGGCATCTTCTTCTTGCACATAACATCTAAACGTCACGGTTAGAAATCTATCTTTGAATCCCGCACTATGATACTGGCGAGTCTCTGTACCGGCATTTAAATGTATAGCAGGAAATTCAGTTACCTCATCCCAGAATTTCAATCTAGGAGAGACATTGTCTCCTACGTCACTATAGAACTCTCCGGTTCCATTTATTCTTTTTAGTACCTCTACATAGGCTTTAACAATGCTCTGCCTATTTGTTGAATATATTCTCTCTGTACCCATTACTCCACTCTCCTAGTATATAATCTGAATTTGTCTTTTACAATAGTACGGGTTATTTCTCGTATGCTAGCATCTATAAGAGTATTTGGATCCCTATCCGGGGTATTCCAAGGTTCCGTACCTTTAGCAAAATCAAATACGTCATAAGGATAGTGATCGAATCGATAGTCCACACGGGGATACCCTCCTCGGGTCTCAGAAACACTTACTATATCAACGCTCTTTACAAAAGTACCTATTCTATTCACTAGTCTAGGTTCTACCATATTCTTTATTAGTGTCGCTTGTAGATTGATTTCTAGTAAAGCGTGTAAAGCCAGTACATTACCACTAGTGTCATGGGCTTTAAGCCTAGAGATTCTAGTTGTAGCCATGAGTTTTTGTTCTGCTTTTCCTCTATTGGCTTTATATCTCTTACTTTGTGGCTTTCTATTAAAGCTTACTGGTTTAGTTATTCCAGTAACTTTAGTATTCTTACTCTTATCGAAAATTCTTAAAACGCTATTCTTTAGTTTCTCAGCCGCTTTATCTCGCACACTGGGGCTACCTTTTTGATCAGCCCAATTATGCTTTTTAGCCCAAATATATAGTTCTTTTAATAGTTTAGGCTTAATATTAGTCCAATCATTATGATCAGATCCTGCAAAGTTTTTATGACTACCTGCTACAGTTAATTTTATAATACTTATAGCTTTCAGTATATCTGGCTTACCCTTAGCTTGATCAATCGATTCGAACTGTAAAGAAAGATCTCCATACTTATTTTGAATCCTTGTATACTGTAAAGAAGTAAAAAATCTATTAACCATATTAGATTGTTTCAAATGATTCAAAGTATAAGCTAATCTAGCTGTTCCGGCTGTCGTCTCCCCGTGCAGCTTATGAATTTTATTCTCTATACCGGTTATCTGTCCTTCCGATAGAGGCGCTCTTTTTAAGGTTGCTAAAGCTTTCTGGAGATGCTCTACGCCCGCTTTCTTCATTACTGTATACGGAGTCCTAATATGACTGGGCTGAGTAAATACAATAGTATTTCTAGTTCTTGGTTTTTTGTAGTTAGATACAGTATTTCTTTTTAGTAAATGCTTGTCTAAAGCATTTAATCCTTTTAAAGCTGCTTCAAAGAAAACTGTATCGTCTTCAAAAGGATTATTCATATTAGGAAATTCTTTATTATGTTCTACTGCAAATGCTTCTTTATACGCTTGAGCCAAGTTATGTCTAGATACTGTAACTTCTTGTAGTGCTTTATCCACAACCCCTCGACCGAAAGCATCGTTGGCAACTTTATAAGCTTCATCTAATAGCTTATCTATTAGTACTTTACTCATTAGAGATTCAGCTGTTTATATAAGTCTAACACACGTTTAATGTGATCTGGGAACTCTACGTTCTTCCATTGGGAGCTAGTAGTTACATTGGAAATACTAGCACCAGATATAGTACGTCTTTCTTTATATTCTTCTTTAATGTAGTATTTCACTAAATCAATCACAGCTAGTTTTAAATCTTCAGGAATTGAGGCATAGCCTCCGGTATACGTAACTTGTACCGCTCCAGGCCCCATAGCCCAGTCTATAAAGCTTCCTGTATTAGTACGATTAAGTGTGTCAGTATTAGGATCTAAGTAATACTCAAATGCTGCTTCTGTTAATTCTACGTAAGCGGCATTATAACTAGTACGTTCTTCCACTAAAGTGATTGTCTGTACGGGGGTCTCCCGTAACTGAACAATATCAGTTTCGAAAGTTACACTAAATACCTGAGTTATCGGTGTAGCATAGTGATCTACAAAGTCTCGAGCACAATAAGTTTTTACGAGTTGACTCGCAGCAGAAATCAAAGACGAAATACGTTCATCATCCTTGAGGCTAGTTAGCCCTTGGGCTAGTTTGTATTCTTCTAATGTGATTAAGTCTGCCATGAGTCAATTAGTAAAAACTCGGGGGAAGCGAACCTCCCCCTAGTTAATCACCTCTTAGGTGTAGTTAACTCTTACAGAAGCCGGAGCAGCTGCAAATAGTTCAGTGAAACCAAGAGATTGAGTAGCAACGATGATACGACGTTGTTTACCAACTTCGTAATCTTGCTCTACTTTCATATTACGCAATCTAGGCATAACGTAGCTAGCTACGTGTACACAGAAAGCTGCTGCAACAGTAGTAGCTACTGCCGGGAATTCGTCAGAAACGATAACCGGAGTACCATATACCATACCAACCATACCAGTGATCTTAGTAGCAAGAGAACCAACTTCGTTGATATTCTCGAACTCAATGTCACCTAGAAGTGCAAAATAGCTGTCCTGGTTAACGATGTAAACAACGTCAGCTGGGTTCAGGCCATATTTGCCCATCGCAGTACGAGTCTTCAGAAGCTCAGCTGCGGTCATACCTGCTGCTGCAATGGTAGTACCATGCACGACAGCATGAGTATCTAGACCATCGATAGTAGCTGCTACACCATTTAGAAGCATGTTCTCAACTGCGCGAGCGTGTGCACGTGCAACACCGTCAACTAGCATAGGCATAAGGTTGATTAGAACCTGCTCATCTGTATCGTTGTCGATGTAAGAACTTGAGATCAGACGGAATACGTTCATGATCACTTGTTGCGCTTCATAAGTAGCCGCTGTCAGTTGAGGGTTATTCTCAAGATTACCAGTGAATACTAGGTTAGCATCTTCAGTAGCAGTAGCCTGCCAAGAAGCCATATTGGTGTCGCCTTGGATCGGTAGAACCGTAGACGCGCCGTTTACAGGGATATCACGGAAAAGTTGTGCAACTTTAGTGTGAACTGTAATTTCCTTCTGGATACGGTCTTGAATTTCTTGATCAAGATCTTCCGCATATGTAACATACTCAATACCAGCTTTTTCAAGCAGATCAGAACCATACTTAGTGTCCCAACCTTTATTGGTGAATACACCAAGCATGTGAGCATAAAGAACATCTTTACCATTCTTACTGATAAAGTCTTTAGCAGATGTAGTACCACTACGGTCAACGAATGTACCGCGTGAAGTACGCATGTCTTCTAGCTCTTTAGCTTTTTCTTCTAGGTCAGCTTTAAACTTAACTAGAACAGTTGCCATATCAGCGTCTTTTGCTTGCAGTTGTGTTTCTAGATCTTCAACTAGTTTCTCTGCGTTATTTTTTGCAGTAACGTTAAGTGCTGTAGCTGCTACTGCTGCTGCTGCCTTGTCGTCTGCATCTTTCTGTGCTTTCGCTTCCGCGTTAGCTAGGTCTTGCTGAATTTTAAAAGCAGCAGCGGTTTCCAGTGCCACCTTTTCAGCTAGTTCTTTCATTGCGAGTTTTGTTGCCTCGTCCATTTTGATCTCCAATTGGGACTCTTTGTCCCCTGCCGGTGTGTTAGTAGTATTCAAGGGATTCCCCTTGTCGTCCACGTTCTCCAGACCGGCTGGATTTGTGAAAGTTTTTTTGAATCCATCAATATACTGCTTATAATCTTCAGTAGTCTTAAATGATTTCGCCAAAGAAAAAGTAGCTGTCTGGTTACATGGTATAGATACCACAGAATTTTCCAATAACTCAGCGTCCTTAATCAGTAATCCATAAGTTTCCTCAATAAAATCGGCGTCCTTGATTAGGAAACTTACGGAAAAAGCTCCAAGTACACCATCTTTAATCAATTCGTACACTTTACCAGCAGCTTTGCTGATACGTGCTTTGATTCGTAATCCAGTATCTGTAACTTCAATTTCAGTGGCAATACCGATAGGTTGGTCTGCGTCATGATTGAATAGAATAATAGGATTACTCTTAAAATTGTCTAAACCACCACTTTTTTCCCACGCATCTTTTGAGATTACATCTCCCATCCGATCCACAGCATTAGTGCTAGCCATACCTTCGATGAATAGCTCTCCATCACCGTCCACCATCTTAGCAATAGGAGCTAAGATTTTAAATACTTTATTCTTCAGAACTGGTTTCATCGTTATCCTCGATAGCCGATAAATCTATCTTCGGCGCTGAGGGGTTTTTACCCAAGTTTTGTAGTTCTTCCCAGATGTCAGGCTGTGCCTGTTCTAAAAAGCGAATGGCTCTGTTCCAATTACCATACAAACGTCTCATGGTAGCCCAACGCAGGGGTCCGGAATCTAAAGCGCGGTATTCTGCACCTGTAAGTATCTTACCCTCCCCTAACATGAACATACCTAGCTCGCCTGCTAGTACTACTTTTTGTCTTGCTGTCGCCATAATTTATTCCTCTGGTTCCTTGGGCTTACCACCCTCACTTGGGTTTGCAGCACTACCTGCGATATTTGCAGGAATCCTCAACTTGCTACTTTCTGGGTCACTATCCGCCTCGAATCCTAGTTCATCTCTAGATTCATTGGGAGTGATAATACCCGTATTAACTAATGTAGCGTAATAGTCTGCTTGATCTCTTAGTTCAGGCTGCAAACCTGGTATATTGGTAACGTCTTCAGTTAATTCGAAACCGAAGAAACGTTCTAAGCTGAAATTCAGCTTCCGTACTATAGGAAGGATCGTCTCCAGATAGTACATTCTCATATTAGGACGTATATTGGCGTTATTGCCAGAGTCTAACATGACAGGTGGAATACCTAAAGCTTTTAAGATTATTTTCTCATTCGACTCAATAGCCGGTTGAAAATCTAAATCTTTAAACTTAACATCAGATATAGCATCTACTTCTAATCCACCATCTAAAATTAATGGGCGTCTTCCGCCTGATTCTGGACGGTATCTATTTGTCCAGGAAGCTAGTAATCTAGCTTTAATCTTCTCCGATAGAGTGTTTGGGCTTTTAATAACAAGCCCAGGTACTGCACCGTTCTTGAAGAAATTATCTTGGAACCTACGCATCGAGTCAATAATCTGCATTGTACGTTTTGCAGGTTTTAGTCTTGATACTCCCCTATAGATAGATTCGAAGGAGTTCTCTTTAACGTGTATAATTTCTTTAGGGCTATAGGTTCTATCGTTTAAAGTATAGCTTTCAATATAAGTAGTTTCACTACTATTAATGATTACTAAATTTGCGGGTAAATGATACAGATGTGACCCGTCAAAGTAAATAAAGATATTACCATCTAGCAAATAGTCTGTGATGAGGTTACGTTTGAAGGTATTAATATCCTGAAATAGGTTCGGTTCTACATTTAGAAGCTTTTCTACTCTAGGTTTCTTTATACCTACCGCTACTTTAGTGCCTTTTGTAGGTTCCCCTACAGTAGTAGGAATCTCAGCACAATCATCTACAATCATGTTAACCCCTCGGTTAACAATCTCTAAGTTTTCATAGCCTTTTATATAAGGCCATGTGGAGTCTTTTGCTCCTTCAGAACCTCCGCCTATATCAGGTTGCGAAGGGTTTAATTTTTCTAGTCTTTGCAGTAAATCGGATTCACTGTCCCCTTCCCAAGGCTTATACCATGTCATTGTTTATCCCTCTGAATTTGTACCCAGCGCATCTGCTTTTTAGCGGTGCCTAAGTTTGGGTTGCGACCGTAGACTGCGTGAAGTCGTAGATGGTGTTGATGACATAAGGTAACTGCATGCTCATACAATTCTGCCATATGCTCCTCAATAAACCTATCCCGCCAGTTTAGTACGTCTGCGGCTTTGAGTTTATTTGCTCTGACCCAGCGGTGTAGTAAAGGACTCATACTATAATAGTGGTGAAAATCCAGTTCCTCCGTCTCGGCGCAAATTCGGCACTCAGTGCCTTTTTCATAACGGGACTTCGCTCTGTCCCGGATATATTTTACCAAATCTCTTTTTAAATCCACTTAATTATACCTCGTTGTTGGTGAATTGTCAAACATTATTTTTCTTATGTGTCCTTGACACTGACTTCAATAGTTCTAACATGGGTGCGACCTCCTGTTGTAACTATAGTATTGACTAATCTTCCCAACTGTCCTAGAGTTCCTGCGGATACCCAAGCATAATCTAATACTGCATCTGGGTCTTTTACTGCTTTAAATGTCATTATTTTCTCCTATGAATAATATGTTACTTCTAGTTCGGCCCCAGCGATTTCAAAAATCCCTAGATGTGTACCATCTGTTTGTTGTGTCATACGTGCGGTAATATCTTCAATAGAATTACTCTGCCATCCATTAATAGGAGTATTAATCGTTCTCCACTCAGTAGGAACAATATCGCCTGTGTTGGAAAATTCACTATTATCAAAAGTGTATAAAGTTTCTATACCGTCAAACCTATCTTGAATCTGCACATATCTAGTAGGGGGTAGAAAGATATTTAGAGTATTATAATGCATTCTAATACGTACACTGTGGGGTATGATACCAATGGGTATTGTGGAACCTCTAATTACTGCTTGAGCAGTACCACTTGTTTCCCCCCAAGTTGCAAAATTCCCATCTACTGTAAGCTCTATATTTACCCACCCAATTCCTAAAAGCGATGTATGCCCATCTATATATCCTGTAACCACATGCTTAGTTAGTTGAGGTATAGGCTTATTGTAAGTCCTATTAATCCTAGCATCAAAGTACCTTGGACTAGCAGAAGCCTCATAGTCCGTAGATCCTTCTGATTCAAATATTCTCCACATGTCCGCTCCTGATCGTGCTATATATACTGTGTTATGTTTTGCAGCAAAGTCTAATAATTCTTGTATCGCTAAATAATCTGTAGCACCCCAAGCATAGAATATTTCAAAACCACCGTCAGGGGTTTCTATTATAACAAACCAATAGCCAGGATATGAAAGACCGAAACTATTCAGGTGCCTATTTAACCCATAGGTGTTCATTGCGGTGTTATATTGCTCATATCGGCATTAGTGTCAAATACATGCAATGGTGTTATTCCATCAGTATCATAGATAGTAATAGTATTACCATTTTTATCCCATACGCGCTTATTAAAGTGTGCTTCGTGTAATGCAGTTAAATCTCTTCCATCTACCAATTCATCTATTACATTGGCTCCGCCTGTGTAAGTTTCTTTATTAGCCCACTTTCCAACCCCGCGTAATAGGATATCCCCTGCATCTATCGTATCGTCTAGTATTATTTGACCACTATTAAGGTCTATTGATACGCTCTCAGGGCCTGTCTTGTTTATTAGTTTTACCCCGCCGTTGTAGTTTCTTAAAGCTAGATCTTGACCGCTTCCGCCCATATCTATTATTGGGGTGCCTACTCCTGGCTGCCCGCTCCAGCAGTCTAGGAAGTGAGCTGTGTCGCTTCCCTCCAATACGATGGTTCCCGGCGATAGTACGCATTGTTCAATAAATCCTTTTACATACACTAAATTAGTTATTAAACAGTCTTTTAATACTGAGTTACCGTCTAGCGTACCTGTGATCTCTGCTTCATAGTAAACACTGTCATCTACTATAGCTATTGGATCAATTGT